TTTCACAACTCAAGAGATATTCCTATGAACAAAATTTTGAAGATTTCAAAGTACTTTGATATCTCTCCATTTGAAATTGTTATAGATAATAATACAAAACAAGAGACTCCAAAGTCTAATCCTAAAGAGAGCGAAAAGGTATCTGCATGAATGATTACACACTAAACAAACAACCAAAAGACCCACGCCTTTGTAAATCAATCCTTAAAACAATCACTATAAATCGTAAAAAGCTTGGCTTAGAGTTTGAAGATGTTGCAAATGAGTTAGGCTTACAACCTGGAACCCTTAGAAATAAACTCAAGCCATCATATGACATGGGAGATATGACACTTACTGAGTTCATGCACTTCCTAGAACTTACTGGTGACTATGCCGCATTAGAGTATATAGCTAAAAAGTTTGGATTTGTTTTGGTATGTGAGAAAAAAGCACATACAACTACCATGGATATCAACATCTTAGTAGATAGATCCAACATAGAAAACGCGGATGTTTTTAAAGCTGTAAAAGTTGCTATGTCTGATGGTGAAGTAACACCGCAAGAGAGAGACATCATACTAAAAGAGATAGAAGAAGCTCAGAGTGCAAATGCGGAGCTAAAAGACTTAGTGCTGCACTTGTCTACAAAGGAGTAGGGTTATGGCAAAGATTACTTTTAAAGCTGGTTCTCAGTCACATATAATTTATAAGCTACTTAGTAATGGGCACTCTTTAACACATGAAGAAGCTATTCCTCATGGTGTGAGTCGTCTTGCACAACGTATAGCAGACATGAAAAAGAAGTTTGAAGATGCAGAGATAGCAAACCCTATCATGGTACTACAAGTCACTTCAAATAGAACAAAGATAGCACGATACTTTTTTAAAGGTTACGGCTCACCATTAGAGTCTCATCCCGAGGCAAAACCTTACTAATGCAAGACAACTTATATAACCTCGCATTTGAGCGAAGCATACTATCGTCTATACTTTTTAATCCTGAGAGTTTTGAAGTACTGAGTGGATCTATAAGAGAGGATGATTTTTATCTTCCTGCACACAGAGATGTATTCTCTTCTATGGCTATTCTTGAGAGCACAAACAGACCTATAGATGAAGAGTTCATTAAAAAAGAACTTATCAAAGTTAGTAAGTTTGATGAAGCGGTTCTTATGGAGATCATGCTTGCAAATCCTATCTCAAATACTCGTGCTTATGTTGAAGAGCTTGTGGACAAATCCAGACTTAGAAAACTACTAAACATCACAAACAGTATAAAAAGAGGTGTGCTAGAAGAGAATCTATCAAGCGATGAAGTGATATCTGAGACAGAAGATGAACTAAGTAGCATCGTTGATATGGTCGCTGATGATTTTGGAATCATAGATATATGTGATGTAGAAGATGGTGAGACTGAGTTCATACTTTCAGACTGGCTACCTATGCCTAGAGGTACTGTAACAATCATAGCAGCACCAGGTGGAACTGGTAAATCATGGAGTGCTATACAAGCGGCGATAAGACATACAACTCATACAGGTAAGAAGTCTGCTGTATGGCTTAGTGAAGACCAAGACTATGAGTCTAAGTCTCGTGCAAAAGGAATATGTGAATACATAGTTCATAAACAGTTTAGCAGCATAAGAGGTGTTAGTCTGATATCTCGTTCTCCTATTCAACTCATAGTTAACAAAAAGTTTTCTCATGCAAACTTCTACAAACTAAAAAAGAATCTATCTGCTTATGATTTTATAATCTTGGACCCATTGCTCGCGTTTTATGGCGGAGAGGAAAACGACAACTCTCAAGCAAGAACGTTTATGCAGCCATTTATGGACTGGGCTAAAGAAACAAACAAATGCATAGTATTTTTGCACCATTCCAAAAAAGCAGGCGATAACTCAACAAAAGGAAATGTTCGTGGAGCAAGTGCATTTGTGGATGCTTCAAGAACAGTATATGAAATAAACAAGATAGATGATGATAGTGAATCATCCGAGAGAGAGTTTGTGCTTACAAAAGATAACTATGGAGCTATAAAGCTACTCAAGAGCTTTAGAGTTAGAAGAACCATAACTCCTAAACCTCCTGTAGTTATTGAGTATACGGATAGCCCTCGTGAGTATGAGGGTAAGATAGAGGTAACAATTATATGAGAATGAATTACAAGTCGTATCCTACTGACTATATACAAGAGCTTAACCAAGAGAGAGGTCTTAAAGGCCGTAAAAAGTCTCGTGCTTTTATGGAGTACTACAACGACGTAGAACATGCTGAATATAACTCTGTTGGCTTCTATGCTAAGAGCTGGGAAGTTAGTAAGAGTACGGCACATGAGTGGATAAAAGAGTATACGATAGAGATAGAGCTTTTCTTGTCACATTGGAGCCTTAAAAATAAGCAACACTATACTAGTGTAAAAAATCACACCGAACGGTTACAGGATAAAACGAACGGCTACAAACCCCAAAATATTGGGAAAGTAGAAGAACAAGCCGAACGGCAACCGAACAAAGATTTTAATCTATATAATAACAATAGCGCGAGACCTGAACATTGGCATCAGAGTAAAGAGTTTAATGACTTATATTTTGTTTATGGTGTCAATACTAAATACAAAGGCAAAAAAGAAGATGCTTATGAAGTCTTTAAGTATATGGAGATAGATGTGGACCTGTTGAAGTTAGCAGCTATGAAATACTTACATGATCCAGATACAGAGGGTAAAAGATATAACTTAACAAACTTCTTGAAGAATGAAATATATATCTCATATCTACCAAAGAGAATGAAGCTCACACTCGATGGAAGTGTAAGAGTTGGAAACTACTACGACGATAAGAAGCTATTTGTTTGTGATAGTGGAGAGTTTAATGGTCATCTCTCAGGAAAGAGACTTATAGAACTCTACCAAACAGGTAACCTGGAGTATATAAATGAATAACTTAACTACAAACAATATGGAGCAAAAGATATGAGCACACCAAACATGGAAGATATAGTTGAGAGAATCAAAGATGTACTAAGTAGAGATACTCATGATGCAAAAGTACTTGACAAGAATGTTGCGTTTACACTTGGTATAAGTCCAGCTGCTCTATCTATGAAGAAGAACAGAAACCTCTTGCCATATGATGAACTTACAATGTTCTGCATAAACAACAAAGTAAATACAAATTGGCTATTCTTTGGAATTGGCAGTATGGATATGAACTATGCCTAAAAAGATTTGTAATGAAATCTCATGCAACACTCTCATACCAATGAGTGAGAGATATTGTGCTGCACATAAGAGAGATAATATTCAAAGACGAAATAGTCACTATGACAAGAACTTCAGAAACAAGAAACATCAAATCTTTTACTCTTCAAGTGAATGGAGAAAGATAAGAAAGATAGTAATGATAAAGGCTGGTGGACTTTGTGCATCTTGTATGGATATGAACATAGTAACAAATGCTGATGTAGTAGATCACATTGTCCCAATCACAATAGACTATACAAAGCGACTAGAAGAGTCGAATTTACAGCCACTTTGTCATACATGTCACAACAAAAAGACAGCTGATGATGAGCTATGTAATAGGAGGGGGGCATGAAATACCTATATACTAAATCCGAAATTACCGACCCCCATCCTTTCATTTTACAAAAACTGATTTTCATGGGGTGGCTATTTATGGTTGAAATAACCAATATATTTAAGGTTCAAGCATTTTGCTTGGAACCTTAAGCCAGGAGGTTAGTTATGGCAAAAGGTATTGATTGGGATTTTATAAAGATTGAATATGAAGAGACAACAAAGTCAATTCGCTTGATTGCTACTGAAAATGGAATAACTCATGGAGCAATCCAAAGAAGAGCTAAAAAAGAAAACTGGTCCAGAGGATCGCTTGATGTTATAAATGATAAATCTCTTACAAAAGCAAGTAATCCAATTCTAAAACGCCATGCTCTTAGAAAAATTGAAGAGATTAAGAATGAGCTTGGGGATAATTACTCAGTTCTTGATGAACCTTTAGTCATCGCGTTTGCACTGAACTATCAAAAATGGATAGCTACTCAAGAGATACTCCTGGAAGAAAAATCCATAGAAGTTAGCTCAAAGGGAAGTTTATATATTTCACCTTATGAGAACCTGGCAAAGATGTATGAAAACTCTTTTATAAAAATAGCAGGGCAAATTGGTCTTTCACTTGCATCTCGTAAACGAATAGGAGTTTCAACAAAGTCGGACTCAGATGAGGCTTCATTATTTGAGATTAGTGGACAGTTGGAAAATTATGACGTCGATGTGTAAAGAGGAAAAAGAGTGCCTATCGTATACCCCTAAGAATAGGCCATACTATGAGAAAACATTTCAAAGACATCAAAAAGATTTAGAAGATGTTGTATCCAGAAGAAGAGATGATATTAGATTTAATAAGAAGCTAGGAATAGCTTATGTTATTGTGATAGAAAATCTTAAACACTTTGAAGGTGAACTTACAGGACAGCTAATACGGCTAGAAGAGTGGCAAAAAAAAGCAATTACTATTAACTTTGGGTGGCAAAAAAAACGACTAGGAAAAGATGGAAATCCAGTTATAAAAGATGGGAAAATACAATGGGTAAGAAGATTTAATTCAGCTTTTTGGTACATTCCTCGAAAAAATGGAAAATCAATTCTTGCATCAGGTATAGCAATAGCAGAGTCGATACTATCTCCTGAGAGAGGAAATCAAATAGTTTCATACGCGACTAAAAAAGACCAGGCTAAAATCGTATGGAATGGATGCCAAAAGATGATAGACTCAAACAAAGAGTTAAGAAAAAAATCATCTGTCGCATATTCCACTATAAATATAAAGCCGACATCAGCAACTATAAAACCATTGGGCAGAGACTCTAGTACCGAGGATGGTCTTAATGTTGGTATGGGAATAGGAGATGAAACACATGCACATGCAAGTCGCGAGATGAGAGAGGTTATTGAGTCTTCTCAAGGTGCAAGGCTTAATCCTATGATGTTTGACATAACTACTGCTGGGTTTGATACTGCATCACCTGGTTATCAAGAGTATGAGTATGCAAAAAAAGTAATGGATGGTGTTATAGAAGATGATAGCTACTTCGCGTTTATATGTGAGCTTGATAAAAATGATGATCCATTCGATGAGAGTGTATGGCATAAAGCAAATCCAAATTTAGGTGTCTCAAAAACATGGGACTACATGAGAAAACAAGCAAAACAAGCACAAGAAAGGGCTGAGACTAGAAACAACTTTTTAGTAAAAGACCTTAACAGATGGACAAATGCTTCTGAAAACTTCATAAAATTTGAAGATTGGCAAAAGTGTTATAGAAAAAATGTTGATATTAGTAATGCTTTAGCGGTGTTTTTAGGAGTAGATCTGTCAAGAGTTGATGATTTTACCGCCTTAGCAGCTACATATATGCTGCCAAACAATCGTTTTCACACTACTCAGCACTACTATATTCCACAAAGTAGAGTCAAAGAGAGAGAATCAGAGCTAAGAGCTCCTCTGACAAAGTGGATTTTAGAAGGTTATATCACAGCAACACCTGGTGATACTATTGATTACGATTACATTGAACAAGACATTATGGCAAAAATAGCAAGCAGTGAAGTAGATGAGATTTGTTACGATCCATATGCTGCAAGAACTCTCATCTCAAATATAGAAAGAAACAGTGACTTTGATGGATGTATTCAGATAAGACAAGGATACCTTACTATAAGTGAACCTACTTACAATTTTAAAGACTGCATCAAAAACGAAACACTTACCCATGATGGAAACCCAGTTACAAAATGGATGGTTTCAAATCTATCTATAATTAACGATGCAAATGGAAACATTAAACCAGACAAAAGAAAACCAAATCGTAAGATAGATGGATGTGCGGCCATTATAAATACACTTGCAAGAGCCATTACATACGAACATGAAGAGAAGAGTGTTTATGAAAGCAGAGGTATAAGGAACATTCAAGATTAAAGTTTTTTTAAGTCATTTTACACAACAAGACAACGCCTCGTGAACTTTTGGCATCTTTTTCAAAAACGGTTGTATAGTTCTTCTTATGCAAACATTCATATTTTTAAAAGCACTATATATTTTCTTAGCACTTATATTTTTTGGGGTAGCTTCTGCTTTTGCTTTAGCATTTCCTGAGATATATCGTTACTCTTATGCAGTAGCTATACTTGTGCACTCTTTAATAATGCTTTTTATATTTATACAGCATGTAAAAACACCTAAAAAATCAGATGCAAAAAAGAGTAATTCATGAGTATTATAAGTTCACTTATGTCTCGTGAAGATTCAACTCTATCCTCTCCAAAAGAGTGGTTAAGCTCTATGTTTTCTTTAGAGTCTTACTCAGGTGTAAATGTAACTCCAAAGAGAGCATTAGAGCATACAGCAGTTTATGCATGTGTAAATGTTTTGAGTGAGTCAATAGGATCATTACCTTTCTCGGTCTATAAAACTGAAACTAAGAACAAAAAAACTTACAAAACAAAAGAAACAAACCATCATCTTCACTTTTTACTACATGATGAACCAAATCCATATATGACCGCGTTTACATTTTTCCAATTAGTGATGATAAATCTCACTCTAAGAGGAAACTTCTATGCTCAAATAGTAAGAAACAATGCAGGAAACATAATAGGCTATTACCCACTTGATAATGAAAAAATGCAAGTAGTTCGTCTTGAAAATGGTGATGTTGGGTACATATATACCAGCTCTTCACTTGGACAAATAGGACTTGAATCAAAAGAGGTACTGCACTTCATAGGTATGACACTTGATGGCATCATAGGCCTTAGCCCTATCGCTTACAACCGCCATACCATAGGTGCAAGTATAGCCATGGAAACATTCGGTTCTACTCTCTTTAAAAATGGAGCTACACCAAGTGGTGTTGTAAGTGGCAAAGGTGTTACATCTATGAGTGATACCGCATTCAATAGATTTAAACAGAGTTTTAAAGATTCATACCAGGGAATGATGAATGCAGGAAAACCTCTTATCTTAGAAGATGGGTTTGAGTTTAAGCCTATCACTATCTCAAACAGAGATGGTCAGTATCTAGAGTCTCGAAAATTTACAAAATCTGAAATAGCATCTATGTTTCGCATTCCATCTCACATGATAAATGATCTTGATAAAGCTACTTTCTCAAACATAGAACATCAAAGTATGCAGTTTGTTGTGGATGCTCTTCGCCCTTGGATAGTTCGTATAGAGCAAGAGATAAAACGTAAGAGCTTTTCTGACTCAGATAAAAAAACTTACTATGTAAAAGCAAACATGGGTGCATTGCTTCGTGGTGATACTTCGAGCAGATACTCTGCTTATGAGTCTGCCATCACAAAAGGGTGCTGGATGAGTAGAAATGAGGCTCGTGAGTTAGAAGATCTAAATCCAATAGAAGGACTTGATGAAATGATAGTGCCATTAAATTATGGAAAGGAGGGTGACAGTGCCAAAGAGTAAAGAGCAAATTATTGATCGTATGAATGAAGTTGGTGTAATGAACCGCTCATGTGGAAAAGGAGTTTGCCCAAGAGCTAAGGGAGATATCACAGAGATAGATATCGAGAACCGCACCATACCATTTATACTTGTAAGTAAAGAAAATGCTGGTGAGAGATATGACTGGTGGAATGATGAAGTTTACATAGAAGAGCTTGACCCAAATGGTGCAAGACTTGAAGAACTTCAAACATTCTTTAAAGACCACCGCACTAGTGTAGACACAGCTATAGGCCGTATTGAAAACACTCGTGTAGAAGATGGTCAAATAAAAGCAGATGTCGCGTTTGGAACAGACGAAGATGCTGCAAAAGTGTTTACTAAGTACCAGGACAGAGTTCTCACTGATGTGAGTGTCGGGTACTACGTAAATGACATCATAGTTACATCAAGAAAAGATGAACCTGACCATGTACTTGTTACCGACTACACATTAGTTGAGCTATCAGCCGTGTGGAAGGGTTTTGATAAGGGTGCAACTATAGGTCGCTCGGCAACGAGTCAAAAGCAAGTTGAAAAACTTAGAAACACTGATGTGCTTCGCAAAAAATTAAACCTAAAAGAGAAGGAGATTACATGTTAATCAAACAACTACGTGAAAGAATGAATAAAGCTAATGCAGCTATGAGAGCTATGTTAGACAGCAATCCAAATGGATTAAGTGAAGAGCAATCAGCTGAGTATGATGATCTTGAAAAAGAGTTTGATACAACTCGTGCACAACTTGAAAAAGCAGTAGAGCGTGATGCAAAATCAAAAGAGCGTGAGACTTTTATGGGTCAAGCACAAAGAGCTCCATTAGCAGGTGATGTTTCACATCAAGATGATAATGAAGGTCAAGAAGATTTATATCGTGGTGCATTTTGGGCTGCACAAACTCGTAAGCCACTTACACCAGAACAGACTCGTTCTTTAAATACTGCAACTGGTTCAGAAGGTGGTTACCTGGTTCCTGAGTCTTTCCAAACTGAGATTGTTAAAAAACTTACTGAAAAATCATATATGCGTGGATTGGCAACTGTAAGTATGTCAAGCTCAACAGACAATATCCCTGTTGAAGGTGATGATGGCGCAAACAGCTGGATTGATGAAGAGGGTACATATGCTGAGAGTGACCCTACGATTTCTCAAGTTAAAATGGCGGCATATAAAACAGGTCGTATTATTAAAGTTACTGATGAGCAGTTAAATGATAGCTTCACTTCTATTGAAGGGTATGTGTCTCTTAAGTTTGCTAAGTCTACTACAAAAGCAGAAGAGCTTGCATTTGTGTCTGGTGATGGTTCAAAAAAACCAACTGGTTTCTTAGTAACAGCACAAGTTGGAAAAACAACAGCATCTGCAACTGCTATTACAGCTGATGAAATCATTGATACATGGGGCTCACTAGACGAGGACTATGCTGTGAATGGAACTTGGAAAATGAACAGAAACACTTTAGTTTCAATAATGAAATTAAAAGATAGCAATGGTGACTACCTTGTAAACAAAGGTCTTAATGGTGCTCCAAGTGCAATGTTAGGTGCTCCTATCGTTGTTAACAAACACATGCCTGACATTGAAGCTGGTGCAAAACCAATCTCTTTTGGAGATATGAGTTACTACTTCATCAAAGACCGTACTGTTATGAACATGAAACGCCTTGAAGAAGCCTATGCAACAACAGGTCATATCGGTTTTAGAATTGATAAACGTGTTGATGGAAAACTTGTTCTTCCTGAAGCTGTAAAAGTACTACAAATGAAAGCGGCTTAAAGGCTAAGTTATGAGCAAATTGCAAATTAAACTACTAACTGGACGAAGTGGTCCAGAAGGTAGTTATATGCCAGGTGAAAAGATAAATGTTGATTTTGAAGAAGCTATTAACCTTGTTGAGTCAAATCAAGCAGAGCCTACAAACAAAAAGGCTTACGAAGCAGCTGTAAAAGCTCTTGCGGACGAAAAAGTAAAAACGGATGAGAGAGAAGCTGAGATAAATGCAGTAATGCATAAAGATACTCTTGGCCTTGAACTCAAAGAGCTCTATAGAGATGTAGCACTTAAAACTGCTGAGATAGAAGGTGTCATCCTTACTGAGGAGGAGATAGAGTCGTTTGTCGCTATCTCTCTTGAGGGTGAGAAGTTTAAAGGCAAGGAACCAAAGTAGATGAGTGCCGTAACACTATTAGAAGCAAAAGCACATTTAAAAGTATTAGATGATGCAGATGATGTTTACATCCAGACTCTTATAGATGTTGCAGAAGCTCAGGCTGAGGAGATTACATCTCGCAATCTTCTTGAGACTACAAATGTGTTCTACCTCTCTAAATATATGGAAGTCTTTGAACTACCAAAGTCTCCACTAATTGCGGTTGATACTATTGAATATGTGCCATATGGAGAGAGTGAAAATGTGACTCTCTCTGCTGACATGTACGAAGTTGACAACTCGTGTGAACCTGGAAGGGTAAGATTTTTAGAAGACCTTTATGCAGCAGACCTGTTTAAGGCTATAAAAGTCACATACAGATCAGGGTTTGGAACTGCTTCAGATGTACCAGCTCCTATAAAACAGTGGATGCTTTTAAGAATCGGAACTCTCTATGAGAACCATGAAGAAATAGTTGTAGGAACAATTACATCAGAGATAAAAAGTGACTATAACGATTTTCTCATTTCAAAATATAGAGTGGGTCGTTTATGAGAAGCGGAAACTTAAAGCATAAAATAGAGATACAAAGCTACATACAAACCCAAAACGATTTTGGAGAAGTGATAGAAGGGTACTCTGTTTTTAAAACTGTTTATGCGAGTATCGTTCCTATATCTGGGAAAGAATACTTTGCAAGTAAACAAGTAAATGCGGAAGTTTCTCACAAAATAGAGTGTAGATATGTTGCTGGGGTTTTACCAACAATGAGAATAGTTTATGGTAGTAGAATTTTTGAAATAAGTTCACCTCCTATAAACGTTCGTGAAGCAAACAAGATTTTGCAAATTATGGCTGTAGAGGTTATTTAAATGTCTGATGTTCAAGTTATCGGAATGGAAGCGATACTTAAAAAACTCAAAGTGCTACCAGAAAGAATTCAAAAGAATGTTTTAGCTGGTGCAATTAGAGCGAGTGCGAAAGTAATAGCAGACGAAGCAAAGAGAAATGTTCCAATTAAATATGGTGGATTAAGAGACAGCATAGGAGTTAAAAAAGCTTCTAAGCCGAGAGTTACAAAAAAGACTCTATTAATTTACAAAGTCTCTCCAATGACAAAAAATGTTACACGTAGATTTAAACTAGCGGATGGCACTAAATGGTCTATAAAAGGAGAGGTTGATGGGTGGTATGGTCACTTCGTGGAGTTTGGAACTTATGCAAAATTAGACCATCCACTTGTAAAACCAAGAACTGGAAGGTTAGGCAAAAAAAGAGCAAAGATGGTTAGTCAAGGCTATGGTGTAGCGGCTCACCCTTTTATGAGACCAGCATACGAAAAAAAAGGTGCAGAGTCTATAAGAGTAGTAAAAAGTTATATGACTAAGCGAATAGACAAGGAGATTGCAAAATTATGATTGAAAAAGACTTAGTTGCATCTATTAAAACTATCTGTACAAGGGTTTACCCTCTTTTTATGCCTCAAAATGTAGTTTTTCCAGCTGTGACTTACCAAGTCATTTATGATGGTACAGAACAAGGAGTAGGCGGTTGCGTTTGGGGTAGAGATGTACGGATACAAGTAGATATTTACTCAAAAAGCTATAGTGAGGCGAAAAGCCTTAAACAACAAGCTGTAAATCATATTATTGACTTAAAGGGAGGAAATATTTCCGCTCAAGACCTTTATGATGATGATATGCAACTTTACAGACAATTAATTGATTTTACAATAAAGGAATAACAATGGGTATTAATACAAAAGGCATTATCTTAAGTGCAAACAGTCAAGAGGTAGGTTGTTTTCAATCAGTAGGTGACATCGATTTAACTAGAGAGGTTAAGGAGTACGAATGTTTAAACAATGGGAACATTGAGTTAGCAGTTGGAAACATTAAAGCTGGTGACATTCCAGTAGGTGTTAAGTATGATCCATCAGACTCTGCTGGTGCTGGTGAAATGGAGACTGCTTTCAAAAGCGGTGCAGCTATCCCTTTTGCAGTTGAACTTTCAGACAAAGGCACAACTAATGGAACTACATTTACATGGAGTGGTGCAGTTGTAACAAGTTGGAAAGTAACACCAGAGCAAAATGGTTTTGTAATCGCAACTTTCACTGTTAAATTAAATGGCGAACCAACAATTACGGCGGCTGCATAATATGAAAATTCAACTCGACTACGAAATAAAAATCGAAGTTAAAGAGGGAAATAAAACGAAAGAGAGCTTAAAAGTTTTCTTTCGTGAATTCACTCAAAAAGAGAAGAAAGAACATGATGTTCTTAGAAAACAGTTTTTAGCTATCAATAAAAAGGCTCAAAAACTCAACAGAAAACAAGTAGCAATTAGTGAAAAAGCTGAACTATATAAACTTACAAAAGACTATCAAAGTGCTATAGATGCAGTAAGTGAACAAGAAAAGATAGAAGATGAACTCGAAGAACTACTTGATGAACTTAGCGAATTAGGCGGAGGCGACCCAGTTGAATTCGCAGAAAAAACAGCAGAGAATAGATTTGAAGTTCTTGTAAGTGGAAAAGATAAAGAGACTCTTAGAGAGTATGCAGAAATAAAAGGCTACACAGCATTAATGCAATCACTTGATGAGTCAAAAAATGAGTTAGAAAAAAAGCAGTCTGGCGAGTAGCCATAGTGTTAAGAAGCGGAGAAGGTTTTAATAGTCTTCGCTCTTTTGAAAAAGCACTTGCCAATGTAGCGGCAAAGTGTGAGTTTAATTATGGTGCGATGGGTAGAGTTGGATTTCTTTACGAGTCAGTAAAAGACCAACTAAAATGGCATCATTTAGTAGTTAAAGATTATGTAAGAATTATCTCACAAATAGGTCAAATTATGTCTATGAGTGATGAAGATTTTAACAAACACAAAGTAGAACACATAGAGATGAGCCAAGAGGCAATAAGCCAAGTGTTCTTAAAAGCATTCGGAGATGGAAAGTAATGGCAACAGTTGGAACAGTAATAATTGATGTTAAAGCGGATACTGCAAAACTCGTCTCTGGAATGGATAGAGCAGAAAAAAGTGTTAAAAAAAGTGTAGACAGTTTAAAGAATAATATTCTTGGAATTGGTGCTGCATTTTTATCTATCCAAACTGCAATGAAAGCATTTGAAGTTGGGATTGACTTCACAAGAACAGCATCACAGTTTGAGAAGTTCAATACAGTCCTAAAAACCATTGAAGGCTCATCTGCAAAAGCAAACCAATCTATGGACTGGATCTCTGAATTTACCAAAAGTACACCTTACGAACTAGCAAACGTAACGGACTCTTTTGTTAAGCTCAAAGCGTATGGCATAGACCCCACAGATGGAACACTAAGAACTCTTGGAGATACAGCTTCTGCAATGGGAAAAAGTTTAAACCAAGCAGTTGAAGCAATGGCTGATGCTGTAACTGGAGAGAATGAAAGACTCAAAGAGTTTGGTATAAAAGCTTCAAAGAGTGCTGACGAAATAACATATAATTGGACTTCTGCAAGTGGTAAAGCTAAAACTATTACTATTGAGAACAACTCTGCAATCATACAAAGCACACTTGAAGCTATATTTAACAGTAAATACGAAGATGCTATGGATATGCAAAGTAAGACTCTTGAAGGTATGCTATCTAACATTAGCGACAGTTATACAATCTTTCAAAATAATGTAATGAACGAAGGCTTGTATGACTATATCAAAGCAGTTACTAAAGTATTTGGGACTGAATTAAGTAAAGCACTTGAAGTCACAGCAGACAATTCAAAACCATTTGCGAACACTTTAATTGATGCAATAAACTCAACAATTCTTGCAACTGGTAAACTCGCAAATGCACTTCAAGGGATTGGTGTATTTTTTAAAGTTACTTACGAAACAGTAAGTGCGGCCTTTAATGCACTTGTTGTTACCATCGTTGGTGGTGCTGCGACTATGATTGACTCGCTAAATAAATTACCAGGTGTCAATCTTGATAACTCTTGGAGTACAAAAGTTTCAGAAAGTGCCGCAAATAGCTTTAGAGACAATATCGACAATATAAATAACTCTTTAGATGGAATAGTAGATTATGAAGATAGAGCGGTTAAATTTGTAAACGATAGCACAGAAGCTTTTAGAAAATTCCAACTTGTAGCCGACAATGCGACATCAAATAAACCAAGAGCAGAAATCGGAACTGATGCAAAATCAGGTAGTGAAAGCGATGCTGCTATTAAGAAGAGAATGAAACTAGAAGAAGATTGGAAAGAGTTGCTTGATAATAACTATCTGTCTGCACTAGACTCTCAAATAGCACTAGCAGAAAGCACAAATGATTGGAATGATGGCTTAACTGGCGTGGCTGGTAACATAATGGCTATATCTAAAAGCATGAGTAAATTCAGAGTAGATGAACTTAAATCTACTAAAGCACAGTTCACACTTGAGAAGAAATATGAACAAGACAGAGAGAAGTTTAAAAACTCTCCGGAGAAACTTGCAATATTAGAAAAACAATATGCTAAAGACTCAAAAGCACTAAAAGAAGCATCATTACAAAATGAACTTCAAGGATACTCACAAATGGCTGGTGCTATGAGTAATATGTTTGAGCAAGGGAGCAAAGAGGCTGCGGCTTTTAATGTTGTTCAAAATGCTCTCGCTTTAAGTGCGGCTGTAACTTCTATCGCAAGTGCTGGTGCTGGTGATCCATATACTGCAATCCCTAGAATTATTGCAATGACAGCGACAATGGCTTCACTTCTATCAAACATAGGTGTTGCACTAGGAACAAATCAAACTGTGACATCTTACGATGCTTTCTCTGCACAAGCGGAGAACACTGGAACTGGAAGTGTTTTTGGTGAACCAGATGAACAATCACAAAGCATAGCAAACTCTTTAGAGATAATGAGCGACTATGCAGAGCCGCAGTATCAAGCGATTGTAAGAATGAGCGACAGCATACTACAGCTTAACGGAGACATAACAAAGTTCACAAATCAAGCTGTGAGAACTGGCGCAACATCTTCATACTTTAATGACTACTCTTTTGAGGGCTCTATGGAAACTCTATTTAAAGAGTCTGGTGCGGCTTCATTTGTTGGAAATATTGCGAGTATGTTCACTTTCGGTCTTGGGGATTTTCTTGGTATAACATCGGCACTTAGTAGTGTATTTGGTGGTGGTGGCTATACAGAGATGACAGACTATGGTGCTAGATTTAACCAACAACTTATCACAAGTGCAATGGAGTCAATAAGTGCTAATTCATACAAAACTATTCACACGCATAAAGATGGTGGATGGTTCAGTTCTGACTCTGACACATACAAAACAACATTTGGATCACTAGATAAAACTCTAAAAGAAAATATGTCAATGGTACTTGGTGGCGTTTACGACTCTGTTATCTTAGCAACAGAAGCAATCGGTCTTGATAGAGTAGAAACGATTGAAGATTTATCTGACTTTATGATTATGTCTTCAAAAATATCTTTTGACAAATCAGGAACAGCAATTGAGAAAGACTTTACTGCATATATAAGCAACATCACAGACAGACTTGCAGCAGATGCACTTAATGGGATTTTAGATGATTATAGACAAGTGGGCGAGGGATTATTTGAAACACTTTCGAGAGTTGCTACAGAAGTAACGGTTGTGACTGGATTGCTTGACGTCATAAATACAATGCCAGTTGATAACATTCTATTGACTTCTCAAAACTTAATAGAACTATCAGGTTCACTTGATGAGTTTTCAAACATGACTAACAGCTATTACGATGATTATTTTAGTGATGCTGAAAAACTAGAAGATACAACTCAAATGCTGTCTGGAATATTTAGCGACTTAGGCATCGCAATGCCATCTACTTATGAAGGCTTTAGAAACATAGTTGAAACGCTTGATTTAAACACAGAGTCAGGGCAATCAACTTATATAACGATGATGCGCATTGCTGACAGCTTTACAGAAGTTGCGGATGCTTCAAAAACTCTACTTGATGCAAACGAAGAACTCATAAGCGGACTTCTCACATTTGCTAACAATATGCTTTACAACTCTTTGTCTGCAGAAATAAACTATGGGTACTCAATGACAATGTTAAGTGCGGCACTCAATGGGTTTGCAAGTTCAACAGATAAAGCTCAAAGTTCAACAGACATACAAAGTTATGCGGCAAATGCAGTTAATTATATCAATAGTAGTGCTACTTCATTATCTGAACAGCAATATCAAACAGCACTAATCGCAAACAGAATAAAAGACACGGTTGCACTAAATGATAATGGAAGTTTTAAAACTGTTGAAGAGAGAATTATAGAAATGAAAGATGCAATCGTAGCTGAACTTCAAGACATAAATGCAAACACAGAAAGGGAGTATGCTTAATGACTTATTTAGTACCTATAAAGAATGACATGGAAGTTGCATACAATAACTCTATTTACACAGTTAAGTATTTCAATAACATAATAAGCACAACAGCACTTGATAAAGCGAATACAGACTGGGACAGTACAACTAGTTTTGCAAAAGATAGTTGGGTGAGAGTTCCAGGTTTAAAAAGAGTTTATCGTTGCGCATCTGCTGAAAGCACAGACCAGTACCCACCAGCACATCCAAGTGTATGGATTGACTACGGTGCAACAAATTCTTATAAAATGTTTGATGACATCATCGGTTCACAGACTGAATTTGATACAAGTTTAACTTTGAGACTTAGTGGATCATCTGTAAATTCAATTGCTTTTTTAAACATGGATGGAATTTCTTCTATATCAATAACACAGACGGATATGAATACTGGATTGATAATTTATGAAAACACAATATCTCTACAAGAGTTTGGGGTCTTAAGTCTGTACGACTACTGGTATAGACCTATTTCTTACAGAAGAGATTTAGTTTTAGACAGTCTTGGTTTTTCTACAGATGCAGAGTTAGAAATTACTTTTACATCTGGTGGTATTGGAAAAATCGGTGCAGTTGTTACTGGCTTATCTGACTATCTTGGGATAACTCTCTATGGCTCAAAAGTAAGACTAAAAGACTACTCAAAATATACTGTAGACGATTACGGAAACACATCGTTTACAAAACGCGGATACGCAAGAATAATAACTGGGCAAGTATTAATAGATACAAACTTAGTAGATGAAACAATGACAAAACTATCAGCACTTAGAGGTGGACTCACTCTTTTCGTTGCAGACGAAAGGCAAGATGGCTTCGCGTCAATGTCTACTCTTGGATACATCGAAGAGATAGAGATAGAACCAACAGCAAGTAAAACAAAATATCCAATCAAAATAATAGGAGTAATATAATGGAAATAACTACATTTATCACAGAGTACAGCGGAGATGTTCCAAACAGAGCTGGAGACACGCCAATCGTTTTTGCAGAAAATGTATATAGCTATCAGATATGGATAGATCAGAATTTTGTACCTAACTATAACCAATCAATTAGTGAAGTTAATCAAAAAATTAACGAAATAAAAACTTATAGCGAAGGTGTTTTTAATCAAGCAGTCGATGGTGGGTATAGCCAGGAATATATAAATGAAAATTTTCCTAGTAAATCTCAAACTTATCTAAAAGAAGAAGTTTACTCAAAGCTAGAAACGTACTCAAAAGAAGAAGTTTTTACAAAAGAAGAGTCAAAAGCATTGATAGCGAAAGAGGCATCTAACCCATTGACTACAACAAACCCAACAAATATAGGGGATATATGGGTTAATTCTCAAAGTGGAGAGATTTTCACTTGCACAGATAATACTACAGATACAAATGTTTGGGAAGGTACAAACGGAACAACTGTTCCTGCTCCTGCTACAGCTTCGGTATTTGGTAGAATTTGGAACATCACAGATGATGTCTATAAAAGAATAGGTTTGGATTTTGCAGATTTTGGAGTTGCTACCAAGCTTGAATTTGAGAACTGGTTAAGTCCAACTGCTGAGAGGGTAAACGACAATGATGTTTTCACTCCTAGTGATTTGACAAAAGAACTAGACACAAATACAAACTTGCCATTTAATAGCATAAAAAGAAAAGTAGTGTCTAATCTTGGACTAGTAACAGACTTTGACCATGTAACAGCTCCAAGTGCTACAGAACAAATAATGACAGAGATTCCAAAATGTTATTACGTAGATGTGACTGTAGTATCTGGTGGTAAAGAATATGATGTAAAACTTACTTCAATAAATCCATTTAGTGTCGATGCAATTGAAGACCTAGGATTTTTAAGTGTTGAGAGTATAACAGCATGGAATCCAACAACAGGAATATCATCTGGAACAATTAGTGGAAATGTGATTAGTTCTGTACTCCATCCCGCATTTGTTTGGCACGATGGAAGTGAAGCAGATTTCACATATGTAGGTTCTTTTTGGTCAGTTAGTGGTCGCTCTACTTTTGGTTCTGGCATAAGAGCCACTGCAAACATAACACTACCAACAGCAAGAACTCAAAACAAGGCATTTGGAACAAACTTCAATCAGCATGACATATGGAATAATGCACTTATTCAGCTCCTGGCATACATAGAGAGAGGATCAAACTATTTAGAGCAAAGTGGAACTAAGTGGGATGGATATAGTTGGAACTCAGGAGCAGGAAGTTACAACCAAGACAATGGCTTAACTATTTCGCTTGAAAACAAGACTGGTGTAATCCTTGATGGAAGCTCAAGAGTCATAGCAAACTCATATAGAGGTATTGAAAACTATCATTCTGGTCTTTGGGTATGGGTAGATGGAATTAATATAAACAGTGGAGTTTGTCACCTTGCAAAAGCTGGTTCAGTATTTGCCAGCGATACAGATGCCGCACCATACTTTTCTAGCGGTTATACAACTACAACTACTGCATCATGGAGAAATATAAACAAGTGGCAACCTGGAACATTTATACCAGATAACACTTCTGGTGGAACTACTAGCTCAAAAGTGTCTGACCAGATGTACGGAACAACAGGATGGCGAGTGCTGCGGTTCGGTGGGGGTTTGGCGAATCCTGGTCTTTCGGGTCTTTCGACTTGGCGTGGCGGCGATGCGTCTTCGAACTCTAATTGGGGGATTGTCTCTCGTGCGAGCTTTAGAAAATTTTTATAATACTAACTTAAAGGAAACTTAAAAAAATGAATATAGGGAACAAGGGGGAACGAGTGCTGCAATTCGGTGGGAATTTGACGAATCCTGGTATTTCGGGTCTTTCGACTTGGAATGGCAACAATGCTTCTTCGAACTCTAATTGGAATATTGTCTCTCGTGCGATTTTTTGTCAAACAGTTTTTAAAATCCTCCTTGTTTCCTTGGCTCTTGCCAAAACACATTACTATCTCTCTATGCAGATTAGTAGCTTACAAGCGAAACTTTGGGGAGGACAAAAGCTATGAAAAGAGTTAATAACCTTTTTGAGAAAATTGTAGATATAAATAATATTATCAGAGCACATAATAATGCTAGAAAAAATAAGGCTCACTATAATGAAGTAAAGATGTTTGATAGTGATCCATACTTTTATGCAAACAAAATAAGAGAGATGTTACTTGATGGTTCATGGATTCCATCTGATAGTATAAAATTTGAGACAACAGATAGTGGAAAAAGAAGACTTATAACAAATGTAAAATACTTTCCTGACAGAATAGTGCATCATGCAATCATGCAAGTTACAGAGCCAGTGTTTCAAAGTACATATATCAAAGATACCTATCAGAGCATAAAAAACAGAGGGTTGCACAAAGGTGCAGCAAGAGTTAAGTCATGGCTAAAGGATGAAGAGAATACAGAGTATTGTCTTAAAGTAGACATCGAAAAGTTTTACCCCAGCATGAAACAGCATATAGTGAAAAAGTTTTGTAGAAAAAAGATTAAATGCAAAAAAACTTTAGAGCTTCTTGATTTACTTATTGACTCAGAAGATGGTCTTCCTATTGGATTTTACTCTTCTCAGTGTTTAGGAAACTTTGTAGTGAGCTATATGGATCACTACATAAAATCTCTTGGTGCAAAGTACTACATAAGGTATGCAGATGACATAGTTATATTTCATAAGAGTAAAGAGTTTTTACATTTTCTAAGAGTAAAAATGCAGACATATATGAATGATGTTCTTGAATTAAAAATGAAAAGAAACTACCAGGTGTTTCCATTTAAAAAACGCGGACTTGATTTTCTAGGGTATAGATTTTTTAGAAAATATACACTCGTACGCAAGAGCATTGTTAAGAAAATGAAAAAATCTTTTAAAAAGAGTGTCAAAAACCTAAGTGATATAAGTAGAGTTATGAGTTATCTGGGATGGGTAAAGTGGGCTAATTCATATAATTTATTGAGGACATATGTGCCAGGTGTTTTAAATATTGTAGAGAGAGTTTCAAAGAGGATTAAGATTAGAAATCCACTCAGAAACATATATCTTTTACCTAAACCAAAAAAAGTTCAACTGAGCTTTAATTTTTAATAAGGAACAAAAATGAAAATAATTAGAAACATAAGAGCAAGCGAGAAGCAAGATGGCATATCTGAGTATGGAAATGAAGCTCATGTGCTTTTAAACGAGAGAGAGATTGATGTTGATGGAACTATTCAATACGAATATGACAAAGTGGTAGTTGCTAATTTTCAAGAGTATCACAATGTTTATGAAATTGCAGAGTTCTATTTTAAAGAAAATAACAAACAGGAATTACTTGATGAAATTTTAGTTACGACTATAAGCGGTAAAACTTTTTATGCTGATCCAATCAGCAGAACTGATTTGTCGGATGCAATATCAATAGCAGCTGAAACAAATCAAACATCTAAAGAGTGGAAGCTTAAGACTGGGTGGGAGATTGTAACTCTTGAAGAGATGAAGGAAGCAAGGGAGTTAGGACTTATGCGAAAGGGAGAGATTATTGCATCATGATTAAATATAGCGATTTAACAGATAATCAAAAAAGTCTTATTACTAATGGATGTGGTGCAAAAGGTGGATTTATAAACCCACCAGACTTCATCTTTAAAGCTTCATGCAATCAACACGACTTTTACTATTGGAGAGGTATGGATGAAGAGGATAGAAAAAAGGCTGATAATGCTTTTTATAAGTATATGAGAATTGACATATCAGAAGTTAGCTTTCATAAGAAACCATATTACCATCTATGGGCTTTTTCTTACTACTCCATGGTTAGACTTTTTGGAAAGAAGTATTTCTCTTATGCTTACAGATATAAAACTTTAGAGGACTTATTATGATTGAACATGCTGGAACTGTATCTGCAAAAGCTATTGCAACTGGTGGAATTGGCGTTGCACTTATGGCTATATTTAACGATGCAGAGGTAATGTTTCTCATTGTTACTGGGCTTTTTGCATCGCTAAGTTCGTACTTTTATGATTGGGTACATAGACATCCAAGAGTGTTTGGACTTAAAGAGATGAGTGAAGTTTTAAAATACTCTTTTTATGGATTGAGTGTGATTTTTATTATCTACTATTTAGGAAAAAATAATGGTCACGACTTTATAGATTTGCCATCATCTGCATGGGGTTTTATAGCTGCACTTTGTGCTGGTAGTGCTGTTCAAATGGTAGAGTGGTCAAAGGAACTACTAAGTAAATACATTACAAAGAAGGCTGGACTATGACTGAATTTATGATAAATCTAAGTCCCTATTTTACTTTAGGACTTATTGCATTATCACTTCTGTTTAAACTACACAAGAGAAGTGTGAGTACATTTATAACCATAGTGATGGCTGGTGTAATAGTAAATATGTTTTACTATGGAATGAGCGAGTGTGCAGTTATGATGTTTATACTATTTTTAGTTGTCATATTTTTTCGTGCAATGATAAAACCAGAAACTGATACATTTTTTATAAAAGTATATAAAGGTGAAGAGAGAAGAGGAGACACAAGATGCCATTAAATGCAGGAAGCTATGTTTCGATGGTTCTTGGATCATTTCTTATTATTGTTGGAATATATGCAAATATAAAAATATCTTCTCTTGAGAAAGACTTGGCTGTATCTCAGTCAGATGCTAGAGACTTTGAACTAAGTTTTAAGTCACTTATAAATGACTTTGAATCTCAAAGTGAATCTATAGAAAAAAATAAAGCAGATAAAGAAAATGCAGAGAAAAGACTAAAAGAGTTTCTATCTACTCCCGTAAGAGAAAGAGTAGTGACAAACACTATAACTATATACAAAGATATAAACACTACGAGGGAGGATAGAACTTGTGAAGATTACAAAAAGATTGAATCTAATACTTATGATCTTGATTGGAATAAGTAACACTGGATGTACTACGAAGAAAGTATATATTCCCGACCCAAAGCCTTATCCAGTTGAAGTTAAATGTGTGCTGCCAGAAGTGGACTGCAATAAGTACAAACATACACTTGACTCACAGCAAGAAGAGATGAAAGCTTGCATGGACGAGATGAGAAAAACTATGGAGATTTGTAGATAATGAAAAAAATACAAGCGATAAACAAAATATTTGAAGGTGATGGAAAATATGTTGGGGTTACTCCTCTTGGAAATATTATGTATCTAAAGGGAGATAGTATTCATTATGAAACTGATGGCTCACGAATAGAATTTGTTACAACAGACCACTTAAGTGCTGAAGGCTTTATAGTGGTTGAAGATGAAAACGATACAAGACAAAGACTATATAAAGCAAGAATGAAAAAGAGGAAGTAATAATGAAAAGTTTATATCTTGCGTTTTACTTAGTCTTTAGTGAAATATTTATGAGAGTTAGTTTATCAGGCAATGGCATAAAATCAAACAAAAGGAGATATAGATGATAAAGAGTAAATATTATAAAGTGCATGAATTTGTACCAAAAAGTTTCTATGAGGAGTATGGAGAGAAGGCTTGGAGATTTGTTCCTATTGCGATGATTGAAACAGCCGATACACTAAAAGAAAGATTTCCTCTTGGTACTATTACTATAAACAATTACTTTTGGGGAGGAAATAGAGAGTGGAGTGGGATAAGAACACCATCTAGTCCATATTACAGTGAAACATCTATGCACTCATTCGGTGCTATTGACTCAGTATATAGTCACTACACAGCAGAAGAGGTAAGAAACGACATTATATGCAATCCGCATTTATATCCTCATGTTAAAGGATTAGAACTTGGTGTTAGTTGGGTGCATACTGACTTTAGGAACGAGATAGATCTTATTTTATTTACTGCATAA